GTCGGGGTCCGAGAGTACCTGGCAACAGAAACTCTCACCTAATTTAAAGGAGAAAGGGATACCAGAATATGAGTAAAGAAGGTAAAACAGATATATCCGAATACCAGCAGAAGCACAAGGAACAATATCAAATAGATATTTTGACTGCTATTGTAAATGAACTTACGGATGATGTTTCGGCCCACGTCAAGGCTATAGATCATATAGTTAACCGATTAGATAAAATAGAGAATTTTCTGGATCAAATATCAAGAGAAGTTGAGAAAGATAATAATGTGGACAGGATTGTTCATTAACTTTTTCCTTGTATTGAACACCATTATAGTGTATAATGGTTGTGTTGTTATGATGAAATGAGAGATGTATTTTCATCATGTTTTTGTAAATCCTTTTAAAGGAGATGTTTATGGGTATGTCAGTAAAACATGGTCAACCGAAAACTGGCCGAAAGAACGCTCGCAAGATGACTCGTGCTGAATGTGAGCTAACAGATTTGCCTCGATGGGTTCAGATTTATACTAGCCCTGCTACTGGTGAAACTGCGTTTAAGAACGCAGACATTGTTGGTGGCGCAAAGACTGTTTATTCTATCCGAAAGAAACTTTCTAAGTTTTGGGGATAGGATATGATCGTGAGGGGGCTTCGGCCCTCTCATTTTTTTCTTTATAAATAACAATATTACGTTAGTGAATGATGAAATGGACCCGTGACCAACTTACAGAAGCATCAGTAACATTAGTTAAAATAAAATCACAACTAGCTGTGATAGAAAAGAAATTTACAGAGCGAAAATACCACAGTATTTCCGTAAGAGAAGAAATAAGGTTTAAAAGACTCTATTCATCATTAAAGAAACAGATAGATGTTATGGAAAGAGAATTTTTATTAAATGTAGCTGGTAATGGAATAGAGGAGGAAGATAATGCGGAACCTCCTCCTACGAATAAAAAAAAGTAAACATTCTAAACTTTTATTTAGGCTATATATTCTATGGTCAATAACAGCAGATTTAGTATTAGTGGGTGGAATAATCTGGGGACTTATATATTTTTGGTGATATGCTTGAGCTTATATTGGCTCCAACAGTAGTTTATATTGTTGGGGGTATAATTTATTACTTAGTGGAATGGATAACATGAAGAAATTTATTTTGTTATGCTTTGTTCTTATTTCATGTACTGCATTTAGTGGTAGGATTGCTTATGAACCAAAGCTATTTGAATATAAAAAAGAAGTTAGGTGTTTAGCTCAGAACATTTATTTTGAGGCTAGAGATCAACTTACTAAAGGTCAGATTGCGGTTGCTCTTGTTACTATAAATCGTGTAGAGAGCCGACGGTTCCCGAATACTATATGTAAAGTTATTCATCAAGGCAGTCGTTATGATAATGGTGAGATAAAAAGAAATAAGTGTCATTTCTCTTGGTATTGTGATGGTAAATCTGATAGACCAAGAGATAGATTAGCATGGAAAATTTCAATGCTAATATCAAGGGCTATGTTGTTACAGCCAGGTGTTCATATTAAACGCTATGGTGAACCATGGCCGATAGAAGATTTCTTACATGGTGCTACTCATTATCATAGAGTAGATATTAGTCCATATTGGAATCGTAAGATGATTAAAGTCGCAACTATAGGCGATCATGTATTTTGGAAGGATTATTTAAACGATTGATGGCAGATCATACGGGGAGGAAATTGAATGTCAAAAGAGAAGAAAGTAGACGCACAGCCGTCAGTCGAAGAATGTGGTATATATCTTCTGATGGATGAAATATCTGATAGTAGTTGTAAAGATGTTATTCAATTTATTATATCAAAAAATATATCAAAACCATATCCAAAGTATTTACAGTTAATTATTAATTCTGGAGGTGGTGATTTACAAGCAGCTTTTGCTCTTATAGATATAATGAGAGGGAGTGCAATACCTATTCATACAGTTGGTCTTGGGTGTATAGCATCCGCTGCAGTATTAATATTTATTGCAGGTGAAAAGGGACAAAGAGTATTAACACCGAATACCTCAGTATTGTCACATCAGTATTCGTGGGGAACATATGGTAAAGAACATGAGTTGTTTAGTACAGTTAAAGAATATGAGTTGACTACAAAACGAATGATGAATCATTATAAAAAATGTACGGGCCTTACTGAGAAAAAAATTAGAGAATTTTTATTGCCACCACATGATATTTGGTTGAGTGCAACAGAAGCAAAGAAGTTTGGAATTTGTGATAGTATTAAAACAGTCTATTAAGGAGAAGAAATGAAAATAACAGTTGGCGATACCATAATGAAAGATGGCAAGATTATGAAAGTTCACGATAAAGAAAAAGAATATAAACCAAAAATTGTATCAGATACTATACCAAATTTTATTCAAGATATAGATGGTAAATGGGTAAGTAATCCGTTATTTGTTAAAGACACGGATGGCAAGTTTATCAAAAATCCAGATTTACAGATTGAATGTGACAACTAATGACTATTGATTTAAATTTGAATATTGAACAGTTAGTTAAAGATAAAGGGCTATCTTATATGGAAGCAGTTTTACATTATGCAGAAACTTCTGAACTAGAACCAGAAGTAATGGCGAAAATGCTGAACCAATCCATTAAAGATAAAATAGAAGTTGAAGCACAAGAGCTTCATATGTTGAAACAGACCGGAAAGCTTCCACTATAAGAAAGGAGAGGTGAACTTGTGGGCATGGGTGGGCAAAGATTTCATAATGAAATCTCGGAAGCGGATATATAATGATACAGAGTAATATAATAATATAACGTAATAAGGAGTATAAACATGGCAAGTTTTAAAGAAATGAAAAAGAACCGTATGGCTAATTTGGAATCTCTTTCCAAACAAGTTGAGAAGTTAGCAGAAAAACCTTCCTATGAAGATGAACGGATCTGGAAACTAGAACGTGATAAGTCTGGTAACGGATACGCAGTAATTCGATTTCTCCCAGCAGCACCAAAAGAAGATGTTCCGTGGGTTCGTATTTGGACACATGGCTTTAAGGGTCCCGGTGGATGGTACATTGAGAATTCTTTGACCACTCTTGGTAAGGATGATCCTGTATCAAAAGCTAATACAGCTTTATGGAACTCTGGTATTGATTCTGATAAGAACATAGCCAGAGAACGCAGACGCAAACTCAACTACTATTCAAACATCTATATTGTTGAGGATAGTATGAATCCAGAAAACGAAGGTAAAGTATTTCTCTTTCGTTATGGTAAGAAAATCTTTGAGAAGATTACTGGTGTTATGAATCCAGAATTCAAAGATGAAACTCCACTAAATCCTTTTGACTTTTGGGAAGGGGCAAACTTTAAAATCAAGATGCGTCAAGTAGATGGTTTTCCAAACTATGACAAATCTGAGTTTACTGATAAATGTCCTTTGGATAGTGATGAGAAGAAGATGGAAGAAGTTTGGAGTCAGCAGTATCCTCTAAACGAAATTATTGATGAAAAGAATTTCAAGAACTATGCAGAACTTGAAGCTCGTTTCAATACTGTAATTGCTCGTCAAGGAGATGAGTTTGTTGGTAATATTGAGGAGAGTACAGAGGAACCAGTTGCTTCGTCAGAAAAGACTGATGATACTTTGGACTACTTCAAGAAGTTAGCAGAACAAGAGTAACTTCATATCGGAGAGGGCTTCATGCCCTCTCCATTTTTATGTTAGGTTTACCATCTTAGGATTTCCTACTGGTCTTTGTTGACCAACTACCATAGTTGATTCACCAAGAGTTGTGTTATTTACAGTAGTAGTATTAATTCCAACATTACCACCAGCAGAGCCACCAGATAAATTTGCAGTTTGTTGTTGTCCAGCAGTTAATGTAGCTCCCTGTTGATTAGGATGTAATGGTTGTATTTTAACAAATTCAGGTCCTGCTTCTCCGGCAATAAATCCTCTTGGGCCATCTTTTCCAACAACTCCTTCAAATCCTTTTGCAGCTAGTTGAAAGTGGAAATGTTCACCAGTTCGCTTACCTTCATTAACACTTCCTTTTTCCCATTGACCCCATAATCCCATTCCTGCAAATTTACTACTTATATCTGCCCAGACAGTCGAAGCATGTGAACCAAGATCACTTGAACGTAAATCAAATGCTGTTCTTTGGATGTGTTGTGATTGTGGATTTGATTTTGATAGTGGATGGTCTTTATCTCTAAAACCACTAGTAAAAGTTGGAGCTGCAGAAACACCAGCTTGATTCCATGTTGTAAGAATTGCATCTTCAATTGTATCTCTGCCACCAAGTTTATTCCATGAAACACTACTCATGTTTGCTTGTGATACTTTAACTGCTTTATGTTTGTCCTCACCACCACCACGTTTTTGGCCAAATTTTTTCAATTCTTTGTCTGTCATTTGACTACGAATAGCATCACCATAACTGCCTTCAAGTCCAGATTTCATTTTATTTTTCCAACGACTAGGATTTTTTCTATATTGAGCTAATCTTTTAGTTGCAACTGCGTCGGGTCTAATGGTAGTTCCTGTATCAGTTGGTGCAGTTGGTGCAGTTGTTCCTGTATCAGTTGGTGCAGTTGGTGCAGTTGTTCCTGTATCAGTTGGTGCA